GTTGGGGTCGCGTACCCCACGGGGGGTACGACTTGTGCGTGGTTTTGGTTTACGTTAGAGGGAAACCGAGAGACTCTCCCAGGCGTTCGCTTTCCACGTAGACGTGCCAGAACTTGTAGTACCTGGTCGCGTCAGTTAGGTTCTTGAAGTGGAAGCGAAACCCTCTACCCGCTGCAACGTCATCGTCAGTCACACCCACAACCCAGTTGGTATCGCACGTGGCGATGTCAGCTACGAAGCTTAGGTGTGCCGTCGGCCCATGGTAAAGTCCTCCCATGGAGTCAATGATCGTGATGCCGCTGAGCGTGATCGCATCAACGGCACCGCCAGCCCATGGCGTTTGGGCGGCCTGGTACGTAACAGTTGCCTTCAATCTGTACAAGCCGGGCTTTGTGGGTTGCCACAGCCCAGCGTTCCAGATGAAGCCGATGTCACGTCCATGGCTCGACCAAGTTCCAGACACGAAGGCATCCGGGTCGATGATGACAGTCGTCAACGCCGGAAGACTCCATAGCTGGGTGCCAGGGCTCACGAACTTTTGCCGCATGACGGCGGGGTAGACGGAGCCTGGTGCTCCGTTATCAATTAAGGCCATGCCAGAAGGTGAGAAATGCTATGTTAGACGCGATGGGGCTCGTTAGAAGTCCTTTCAGATTCAACGCCACAGTGGCTAACGCTCCCAGCGGTGAATCCACGTTACGGAACGCGAGATCACACGCAGAGTAGTCACCACCTGTGTAGCAAACGTCATGCTGTCTGAAAGAGTTATCCAAACTGTCTATGGGCTCACCTGGACCTGAATGTCCAGGACCACCGTACCGTCCGTACAGTGGGAGGGTGAGCCCATAGGCAGGCGCCCCTGGTACCGCGGGCCAGGGGTCGCCGAGTTCTGCGACGAGGCTTGCTCGCGGTTGGATGCCGTGCAACAGGTCGAATTGCACGTTACGCTTCCTCCGCTTGCGGCGCCTCTGATGCGGTCTAAGCATTGACCTAAGACAACTTCGGTCGCAGGAGCTCCGCTTCGACCTCAGCGACCAGGAATCCTGCTGGTACGCTCACGGATGCTCCGAACACCTGGACTAATAGATACTCAGGGTTCGCGATGTTGAAGTTTCGGGCTGCCCCCGAGTCAAGCTCGAGGGAAATTGCTCCGCGTGAATTCTGTGAAGACATGTAATTCACGGCCCGGCGCATGTTGTCCCCAGCTGAGCTTGCTGGGGTCACCTGCGCCCCGTCCAACGCCATAGTAGTTGTGGGATCCGTAGCAACGTGTTCCTGGGTGCCATCGTAATCATATGCCATCACAATGACTCCCGGGCTGGACAACGAAAGGGCAGAACGAACCTGCGCCTTGATGCTACGTATCTTGATCTGTTGGTAAAGATCGGAATACTTGGCAAAATGTCCGGTAGTGGTAGTTCCGAACATCCTGTTGGTGATTGGAAGGGCGAGAAGCAAATTCCCCGCGGCGCTCGTGTTACCCAGTGATACGATGGCGCGAAAGCGCACAACGTTGGTCACAACTGGGCGTGACACGATGGCCCGGGGGCGTCCCTTTGTCTTGGCCTTGACCTTCCTCTTAGCCATTGTCGTATTATCAGGAAGTGCTCAAAGTGTTATTGAATACGACGCCCGCACCAGCAGCGGGCGAACACTCCCGTAATGGCCTTTCGGCCAAATCATGTATTTACATCATGCATCGACGTCCCTACGTCGACCCCGACGGGTTTTGGTCTGACGACCCACTTGCCCCCGTCGGCATTCCTGGCCGTGCTTTGGGCACATTCGGTCCGGCTTCCATCTTGCCTTTCTTCGTGCGCTTCTGCTTGGCCGACAAGCCTCCACCGCCTTGCTTCTTCTTGAATGCCTGTGTCTTGCCATCGGGATTTGCCAATTGGCCGGCTGGTTGGCTGTTGTGCCCGGCCTTGGTATAATCCATAGGAGGTCCTTCTCGTGAAACCGGGACTGCTAGAAATCCAGCGTCCACTGTGGAGGTTTGGCTTTGCCCAATGTCAGGGATAACACACAGGGGCAGCCTGAGAAGATCGTCCATCGTTCTGGCTTTCGCACATGCGACTACCAACTTTCCGTAGTCGAATGTGGGGAGCTGCTGCTCCAACAGCAGGAACATCCAGTCACGCGCCTCGTTCGGAAACTGGACGGTGCTCGCGTACTGAGCAAACCAAGACGTATCCTTGGTCATGATCCCGTCAGTTGATGGTGTACCATCAATCCGAATCAAGGCCTCAACCAACAGGTTAAACACTGGCGTGTTCCTGTCGGTGAGGAAGTAAGCTGTGAGTTTGTCACGCAGCTTTTGTGCTGGGGTTGGCAGGGTTGGGTGAGTGTAGAGGCCCGGAAACTGAACTGGCCCACTACAAACGTGAAGCTTCGACACCTGTCGCACTATGTTGCAGCACGAAACAGGGTCGCCGTTCCACAGACCGTCACCGTAATAACGATCAAGGAAGTTGACGAAATTGTCACCTCTGTTGTAGGTGGCCACTTTGGCCACCTGTCCAACAGTGAGACAGGAAGATTCGTAAGCATCAGCGCTCACATTCCCAAGAACACCATCGTCTCCACCAAAGAGAGCACGTGTGGCGAGATGTTCGAATGCCT